GGGTAATGTCTCAGGGCCCTCTAAAATCAAGCACGATTTTAGACCTAGACATACTACTTACATTTTTCATATTAATCATAGGACTGTACCACCATCACGAGGAATAAATTCCAAAATACACTTCAAAGCTGTCCCCAATCAATTAAGATCAGTCATACTATGGTGCCATGACCCTACACTTTCCCACATTACCATTGGTTGACATCCAATGGTGACTAACACTGCTATGTAAATACAACCGTTCGTTTATGTTGCTATTCCAAGATCCAAACCATGTACCATAGTATTTGTTTGAATACGAAATGTTCCCGCTACTATTGCTGCAGAAACAGACTCTATAAAGTAGATAACATAACCTTGCGTTGAGCGATCCAAAACATCAGCCCCAGCTACAATAGTGGAGTTAACATCAAAAACTTTACGACGCCATGTTAGAGGTACATTCCATGTCACCCTTTCCCAAAAGTTAAAGGTGAACACATTACGGGTTCCTCTGACCATGTTAAGTCGTGTTGCGGAGGTTGCTGCGGCAAAGAGTGCCATCTTTTCAGCATTATCTATATAGGCCAAATGAATTCGGCCCGCTGCATCAGCTCCAGCCGGCCCAATAGACGGTATGAATTCAAGACTACATTTCTCAATGCGATATGTATCATACAATCCAGTAACAGCCGCTACGCTAGGAGCAACACCAGCTTGACCTGTGGTTGAATCAAAGTTACAATCCACAGTAAAATAACCCGAAGCGATGGTCGCTACAGTTACAGGTGTTCCTGAGTAAAAAGAGGAGTTAATTCGTGATCCATCAAATGATAATTTTGGTCTAGGTGGTCTAGCAATCCTCCTTACAAGAGGGTTGCTTTTTCTCTTGGTAGTTGCTTTCGTTCTTCTTTTTGCCATGTGTGCGAATATCAAGTGTCAATTAATATTAATGAGGTACCGTAAATAAGGAAAACAATTCACATCACCTTTATCTGTTCCAAATTGAATTCTTTTATACAATCCCTCAATAATCTCTTGCTGGTCAGGCGTACAACCAAATGCTATCCAAAAAGAATGTCTCATCTCAGGTGTTATTGGAATATCCTTACTACCCCCAACAATTCCATAGGTTTCCCATCTCCTAAGCTCCTCCAATATCTTGGTGTCATAAACACTACACACTGGAAAAGATCGATAAAACGATTCTAATATGGGAATACCCCTGGAAGAATTTAAACCACAAACTCCACTAGCAGATAAAATCTGTAAGTATTGTTTATGATTTTGGACAGCAAGGGTGGAATGTAAATCCTTTGATGCTACAACATATGGATTTCTAACACAAATATTATATCCGGGTGAAGTAACTACATTAACTTGACAAAAACTTGCCTTCCTAAGATCATAAACAGGTTTCTCAACTTTCATATCAAAACCCATCTTAGAAAACCAAGTAGGTATATTAGCCAAACACTTCAAGTGTTCTTTTTCAACAATAACTAAGCAATCATCACCATTATTAGCAAGTGAGAACTTGGGTATATTATGTTGCCTACAATAAGCATGTACCATGGAACTCATGAGTAAACAATTGCCTAAAGAGGTGTTCATATCACCAGACATTCTCCTGCCAGTAACAGAATACTTAATTTTACCACCATTAAAATAAGAAACACCTGTATTGTGTATTTGTTGTTCTAGTAGCCTGGACAATTCTCGTTGCCCATAATTAAAACTGTTAATATAAATATCATGTTCCCAACGCAATGCTAAATCAGATACATGTTGATCAAATCTACTGGCATCCAGTCCAATAAATACTGGGTTAGAATACCTAGAAGTTTTCAACAGTAAATGTTCAGCACATTGTTTCGAATTTAATCCTTTAAAAACAGTTTTATCACCAAGCATATCAGTGTCAAACATTTGGTCTATACGCTTATAAAACGTATGTTCATGAGGTTTTAAAAACCTAGCAAGACTAAGATTATATCGGGGAGACCTCGGCTGAATTAACCGGGGTGCAGGGTCTCCCTTCACACTATCAATCTTCTCACACTTAACGAAAGCTTTTAAAGTAGCATCCCAGCGGGTCAACGGTTTAACCAACAAAGAGTTGTACGCACGTGTATAAACAGCCAATTTCGAGCCTTTCCATAAGGGCAAAACTTGCTCTGATGTAAAAGGGTTTAATTTCGGATGTCTAAGCAACGTGGTTCTCTCAGCTAGGAGCTGCTTATCAAACCTGAAAGTTGGGTACAATGGCTCTTTATATCCTTCTGCCTTCCTAATTCGAAATACTCTTTCAATTAGTGCTCTCTTTGTATTAACAAATGAAGCATTATGGATAAAATATCTCTTATCAGATAACAGTGGTCCGAAAACGGTAGCCTGCCGTTTCCGTATAGTCAGGGGATTACCGTATACCTTAAGATTGACCCCAATAGGCACAGACACATCAAATGTATCTCTACCCTCAATCTCGGCACGGCATCCCTAGGGGACCTCTCCCCCAGACGCAAGGTGATCTATCACCTCACGTGCCAATTCATATTCCTTTGTGTGAATAAAGCAACCCATTAAGCTTTCACCTAACAATTTAACTCTATCCACATATCTAACTTTACGCTCATCAAACATATTCAAAAGGACAGTTTCATAGACCATTCGATTCGCATCGTTTGGTTTCAAACAACCAACCTTAGAAATAGCCATAGTGGCGTAACGCATAGCTGCTTTAAGTGATGGGGTAGATAGAACGACATCATCATCCTCATTTCTATCCAGCTCAGATTTATAACTCTTCGAGATCGAGCTATAGAACCGGATAGCCTCTTGGGACATACCTATCTCCCCAATTAAATAAATCAGAAGGCCAGTGACTACCAAGCCATATAAAAATCCAAAGTTACACAAAAGCACGAGAGTGATCAAGAGTATTACTTTCCTAGCCAAAGGACGAATGCTTTCCCATCTTGAAAACCAATTTCTCTTCAAGCGGCTATAACTCTTTAAAATCCCCATAGATATGAATCGG